CTTATGCCAAGACAAAAGCAATCCCAAAAATCAATGATATTAAAGATGCTACAAGACGGAGTTAAAGTTAATCCAATGTTAGCTTTAAATTCGTGTGGATGTTTCAGGTTAGCGGCTGTAATATGCGACTTAAGAAAAGATGGTCACAAAGTAAAGACCAATAAGATTGAGTCACATACTGGTAACAAATATGCAGAGTATACTCTAGCGTAACAAACTAAAGGGGGGTAGTTAATCCTATCCCCCTACAGCATTATGAAAAAAGAACAATTTAAAGAAAAACTATATCCTATACATAAGACATTCTGGAACAAAGCTTATAAAAAGTTATCTTCAAAAATGTCTACGCTAATGTCTTCTTTAAAAAGAAGAAGTATAGAAGCGGACGTAAAATGTACCATAGATAAAACAGATATAAGAAAAATGTTTTATGATATATATGGAAAAGGATGTTGTTACTGTGATAAAAGATTAGACTATAGAAATATAGCCTGTGACCATATCATACCCCTTGCTAAAAACGGACCAAGCACAAAAGAAAACTTACAATTAATATGTAAGACTTGTAATACAAGAAAGGGACCGTTAGATGAGCAAGACTTTATATTGTTAATGCAATTAGTAGGTGGATTACCAGACGAACTAAATAAATATGTAATGAGAAAACTTGCCAAAGGAGGCAGATGGTAATGAAAATAATAACAGCAAAAGAAGCTAGTAAACCTTTTACTAGAGAAGAGAAAAAACGACATCGAGAACAAGAAGCGAGTTATAGGCGTGGTTATCGCCACGGTTATGACCAAGCACTAGACGATGCAAAAGAAGGAACTACGAACTATCATTATAAATTCTTTAATAAAGTTCTTATGCCTTGGACTTACTTTAAAGATAAGCTAAGTAAAAAAGGCAAAATAATGGTATTTCCACCAAGTATTGAAGGGGAAGTAAAATGAAGACTAATGATAGAGTATTAAATCTTGTTAAAGATAGATTAAAACTAGGACAAAAGAAATATGGACAAGACATACCATTAAACGGAGAAGGCGGTAGAGACAACTTAAAAGAATCAACAGAAGAAATGCTTGATTTAGTAGTTTATTTAGCCGCAGTATTACTTGAACAGTATGATAAAGAAAAGAAAGACAGGCAGAGCAATAAAAAAACAGTACAACCTGACGAACTTGCAATCATATTTAAAGGTATGTCTTTATTAAGTTCTCAAGCTTTTGAAGAAAATCAAATGCAATACGGACACAAAGTCAACGATTTGATGAAAAGTATGAAAGAGAATTGTAATTGGAATAAAGAAGACGAACAAAACTTGCAAAGAACTGGAGAGTTTACTAAATGTATACCCGGTTCTAATTGCGATTAAAATGAAAGAGTCCCACATTAGTCTGAGTTTGTAACCGAAAGGTTGCTCAGTGAGGAATAAGAGTAGCAATAATGGAATAATCCTAGCGATACTTAGACCAAAAAAGATAAAGGAAGACAAATGTAAACTGGTTGGCGTCAGGGACTCTTCCAGAATTAAAAATAGAGAGAGTATCTCGACGGAGATTAGGGAAGTACATAACTACCTCGAAGCCTTGTAACTCTTGGATAAAATAAAAGTCCTGCCGGTAGGCAACTCTCTCTATAACTTAACAAGGTCCTGACCGAAGTATGAAACTATACAACGAAGTTCTTTACACGGCAGTGTCTTATCTCTCAACGTGTAGTGGATAGTAGGAGGGACCTTGTTTCTTTATGAAAGGATAATATGAAGAAACCTAAACAAAGACCTTATAAAGGCACAGATAAAAAACCAATAACTGATATGTCGGAACGTAAAAGAGCGGCGTTAAAACTATGGGCTAACTATCACGCTAGTAGAAAATTTAAACGTAGCAAACAATTATTAACTGAACCAACTATCAAAATTAAAGTAGGAGGAGAGTATGACAAAAACAGAGATTAAGAAAGCATTTAAAGACCATAATATTCAACTTGGTTCTGGTTCAATGGACCAAGTAATGTATGAATTAAAATGCGTAGTAAATAGAATGGCTAAGCGTTGCCAAGATGGTAACCTTAAAAGATTAACCCCAGAGCTATTTTACATAGCAATGGGGCGTTTGAGCGAATAACTACTTGCCATAGTCTAGTCGCAATATGTAGGGGGCTTAAATCCTTTTGTCCCCTGCATATTATCATATTTTTTTATATCACAGTTAGCAGTTTGCGAACTTTATAGTAGATTAGAAAAGAAACTTTTAGCATCAGCATCTCCTTTCTTAGCTTCCTGTAAAAAATTACCACCCTGTATATATGGTACACCTGTAAATTTCTCAACAGCATAGAATGGATTCTCTATAGCTCCACCGGGTCCTACAACATCCTTAATGATTCTACCAAACGGTAGTAGTGTGTATAAATAATAGTCGGTCATCTTATCCCAATTACCTTCTACTAATCCTTCGTATATAGGTTGGTCAAATCTAAACAAAGGAGGCTTGACTATAGAAAGTGGTCCAGCAGGGTGACCAAAAAAAGCACGTTCTCTTTCTTCATCGTCACCAAACATAGCTGATGCTGTATCTTGAAACCAATTCCAAGGAGCTGGAAGTGCGTTATCAAAAAGACTATACATAAACATACTAGATAAACCATAAACCATAAGGTCAGCAGTAACTAATCGCTTAGCACGATTATACTCTGCTGTACCCGGTGTAAACCCTCTTAACCTAGCTTCATTTAACAAGTCTTTTCTAAAACGAACTGAGTTCCAACTCCACAACTGGAAACGTGACATTACCCTACCCAAGGCACTGTTAGTCCACATTGGTCTAAAAGGAGCAGAGTATAAAAACTGTGTAGATTTAACTCCCCTCCTACCCATCTCTATTAAAAAAGGGTGGTCATAATCTCTTATAGCACCACCAAAATTCTTTTTAGCTTGTAGATAGTGTGCTATAAAAGCGTCTCTACGTAGAGTTCTTTCAGGTCTACGCATAAACCAAGATGCTTTATTCCACATACTATCTGTAATTTTGTGTTTCTTTATTAAAGCTGTTAGCTCTGTATTTTTTAAATCTTCTTTGCCTTTTAACTTTCTAGAAAAATCTCTAATAAAAGATTCCATTCTACGACCACGAAGTTCTTTATTCATACCAGCTTCATACAATAAAAACTCTTCAACAATACCTAAACCCTCAACCCATTTCTCTACATCTCTCATACTACGCCATTCGGGATTGACATTTGTTTTTAAATAATCAATATCTCTAGCGTTTTTTAAGTTCTGTACACCTGCACTAATTCCAGTATGTATTTGACCACCAAATAAATTAGTAATAGCAGACTTAGGGTGAGCAAGTAGTGATGCCATTTGCCACTTAGCTTCTAACCCGCTCCAAAATTGTAATTTACTTTGACTATACTCGTTTAATTCTTTAGCATCTTCTTTAGATATATCATATTTCTTTAGTGCTTTACTTGTTATACCAAGCTTATCACGAATAGACTCAATCCTATTTCTCATATTACTATCAGCAAAAGACATATAAGGAGTCCACTTTAATTTCATTTTTTTATCATTTATTAAAGCATCTGGAATATCTGTAGGATAACCCATAGAACTTTGAGTATAAAGCTTTAAAAAATTAGCCCATCTAGTAGCTAATGCTTTGTCTTTGGTTTGCTTTCTAAATTTTCTATAAAACTCTTGTATATGAGACCGAGACAAAGTAAGCATACTTTCTTTATAAAACGAATCTACCAAGTTCTTGATATTAGCTTCATAAGCTTCAGCATCACGGGACCATCCAGCTAAATGAGAATCTCTTTGATATTGGCTATATGGTTGCTTAAAACCTAAAGGTAATATTTGTTTAGCACCTTCTCTTTTCTTATCACCTGCCGCTTTTTGATAAACGTCTTGCATAGCTTCAAAGTTTTCTTCACTAATAGATTTTGGTGCCCAATCACCAGTCATTGTTTTTGACTGATAGATAAGTTTTTTAGCCGCTTGGTATTTATCTTTCTTTGATAATTTACTGTTTGCAAAAATTGAATCAAGAGATTTAGATAATTGTGCATCTACATTCTTTCTATCAAAAGATACGTGAGGAAAATAATACTCAGAATCCCAAACTTCTGTAATTTTTTTACCAAGACCAAGTTTACCAGCATACTCTTTTAAAAGCTTGGTATTTCTTTTAGCTATTGGTAATGAGAATTTTAAACTTATTAACTTGTTTAGTTCTTGCATTCCGTTAATACCAAACTTATTAATATCAAATCTTTCGCCTCTCCTAAACTTTTCTTTAGAATACTTTAAATATTTATTATATAAAGCATCTAAACCTTTCCAAGTAGGATTACCATTTCTATCGTAAGCAACCTTAGTAAAATTATCAAACCAATCAGCATCACCATTAATCATAGTCTCTAAAGCTTTGTTTTTTCGTGTGTAAATATCGTTAATATTCTTTACTATTTGCTCACCAGTTAAGTTAACAGTACCATCTTTCAATGGTATAGGGAATACTTTCTTTTTTAATTTCTTATACAAAGGCTGAACTTCGTTGTAATTATCCATATAAGCTTGTTGCTTAGACATAAGTAAGGGGTCATCACCCATAATTTCTTTTAATGCGTGAACCATACCTCTTTCTCTTACAGAAACTGCAATCTTGTGGAAATCATTACCAAATTCATTTGTTTGAGTGTAAGGAGCCAACTCATCTCTTAATCTATTAGTTTCTTCTTCACTTGTTTGTAAAGAAAACTCAGCACCTTTCCAAGCAAAGTTTTGTAAATCACCAATAACGGTAGTAGGTCTTATGGACCTACCCATAATACTATTGTTAAATCTATCTTTAAACGGCGTAACATCAGCTTTCCACTTTACCATACCCGGATATTTTAACCACTCTCTTTGATTAGCTTCTGGAAATCTATTCCAATATCTTCTTTCTATTTCAGGTCTAGTATCTTTCTTACCACTAACCCAACTAATAAATCTAGTCCAAGTACTACCATCTCTCATATCCTGAAAGAACCTTTCAAGACTTTCAAAATCTTGTTTAGTAGCCATATTAATATTTTTTTGGAACATACTACGAAACAAACCGTTAAAGTCTCTTGAGTCTAAGTTATGGTAATGCTTTAAATGGTTCATTAATTTGTATGTTGTACTTAATAAATCTTTATCTTTTATTTTACCTTTTTTACCTCCAGCCCAAGGCTCAATATAATCCATAAAATACCTACCTGATTCATCAAGGTCTGATGCTTCTATAATTTTATTTTCTACAACACCAGTTTCAGTTTTGTATTTTGCTTTAGTAGTAGTTTCAGCTTTTTTAGAAACATCTTTTATAAATGTTTCTTCTTCTTTTGGTACAGGATTTATTTCTTTATATAATTTATTATATTCATCAAGATGTTGTCTTATGCTTTCGTCTTTAACGTTTTTACTAGCAAAACCTATTCTCATTAATGATGTATTTTGACCATTCTTTCTTAGCATTTCTTTAAACTTAACTTCATTCTTTTTTAGTTTAGGCTTTCTATCTAAAAATTCTAATAACTTTTTGTTTGTTCTTTGAAAAGTTCCAAGTACCATAGAGTCATACAAATTTTGTAAATTAGCTTTCTTTAATGCCTTTTTGTCAAATAGTATCTGTCTATCAATTTCTGTTTGATTCTTAGCGGACTCTCCACCTTTTTTCTGAAGCCCTAAATACTTTAAGAAACCTTCTCCTGTTTTTTTATCACCCGTTTCTTCTACAACTTTTTGTATGTCTAGTCTCAACTCATCTCTAGATTTCTTAACCCAATAAGAACTATTTTTTAAAGCGTTAACCATTAAGTTAACTTTCTTAAAATCTTCGTCACTTACATTTCCCGCATCTCTAACACTTAGTATATGTTTAATAGAAGACATATCGCTCAAATCGTTTACTAGGAAATCTTCAGCTTGATTTAATTTATATTCTAAGTATTGCAACCTATCTTTAACTGTTGTGTTAGCTTTTTTAGATACAAACTTACCATACAAGTGACTAGGTATATTCCCCATCACTCCTCTTTTTTGACCATTTACTTGTGCATCATATTGTGGATGCCATTTACTATGAAATAAATCCCAGAACTCAGATTTATTATTAGCTAACCTTACTCTATTCTCTAACTTGTACAACCTCTTAGATATAATCTGTCTCATTAAAGGACCTTGTCTACTTATCATACTTGTTCTATCGAATAGTTTTAATAGTTCAGGTCTATCTGTGAACTCTCTCCTATTTGAGCTATATAGTTGATTTAAAGCTTCAGAGTCTAGCCTTCTAAATATATTATCTTCATAAGGTATTTTTTTATATTCCGTTGCAATAAAGTTTAATAAATTTCTTTGTGACTCTCTAGGAACCCAATCAATAGAACCAACCCCTGCCTGTATATCACCTAAACTATACTTGTTTCCAGTTAAAAAATCACGACCATATAAAACATTGTTAGCTTGAGAGTAATTACTATGTAAACCTTTTTGACTAAATTTCTTTAGCATTTCTTTTAATGGTGTAGTATTTCTATTTAAATCACTAGCAGTAGTAAATATATATCTTTCTTTATCTAGTTTACCAACCTTCTTATGATACATAAACTCATAATTAAATAAACTATCATTAAGTATTTGTTTTATTTCAGAGGCAGACCTAATGCCCATTTCATCCATAGGGTCAGCTCCTAAGTTTATTGCCGCTCTAGATAATTGTTTAAATCTTTCAATAGCTTTTTTAGGCGTTTGTTTTACATAAGCTACTTTACCTTGTTTTGTTTCAACCGGGAAATAATACGCACCTTTTTGTATTATAGTAGGTAGGTACTGACCTTTAACATATTTTACTGGTCCGTAAGCAGTGCTTTCTGATAGTCTTATAACATCGTATGCAGAAGCTAAAGCTTGTCTTGTAGTTACAGCTCCACCTAATGTTTCTCTGCCTTCATAAGCCGCTTCACTCATAGTTGCTCTAAGATTAGGGTCATACTTACTAATAGGATTAGAGTTCATCTCTATTAATTCTTTATCACTTTTAACAAATTGTTTTCTTGCGTCTTCGTTCTTAGCTGGTATTTGATTTCCATCTTTATCTACAAATTCATTTAACTGACCTTTGTATATTTCTTTCCATTCTTTCCACATACCAGACTTACCACCAAAAAATATAAAAGCTTTGTCTCCATCAAGGTCTGCACCACCAAGTGCATCCATAACCCTTCCGTGTAATAATACTCCTTGACCTTTTGCTCCAGTAAATCCTCCAAACTTTAATGCGTGTGCACCACTTTGTGAGTCCATAGGAACTCTCATTGCTACACCTTCAAGTATATCCTCGATAAGCTCTTTGTTCTCTTTGTATATGCCGTTATCTTTCTTATTGTATTCATCCCATATTTTACCAAGCGTTTCATACCCGCCGTTAAAAAACGGGTCGTATATCTTTTTAGCCCTAGCTCCATCATCTAAATAAAAAACATCTTGTCTGTCATCTATATCTATCTTGCCCCACATTCCGTGGTCAAATGGTCTCATCCTAGCTTTCATACCATTCTTTAGCTTAGGTCTACTTATCCTATCTACAATATAATTTTTAACAGCATTCTGTCTATAATTCTTAGCAAACTTGTGCATATAAAAACCAAGGTTACCTTTAGGGTATAGCTCTCCAACTCTATCTAGTATACCTTCAAACTCACTAACCTCAACAAGACTTTTTGCATATTCATCTTTTACTATCTCAGCTTCTTTAGCTGTTTCTCTGGTAGTTTCTATATTCTTTTGTATAATTTTATCGTATACTCTACTAGCAAACCCTTCATCTTTAGTATTTGTAACAGCTTCTGCTAATTTTTCTAAACTAACATTGTCTATGTCTTCAAGTATTTTTCTTTCAGACACATCATTAGGGTTTTTTATATGAGCATCCCAAGCTTTATTTAATTCAGAATCACCTTCTACAGACCTTTTAATTATTTCATCAGACATACTTTTAATTAAATCTGGATTTGTCTTATCTTTACTAAAGTGCATTATCGTAGACCACATTTGCTTAGCAAACTTTGCACCAACTAAATCATTTGTTGAAGTCGTTTCGCTTAAGATAGTCCTTATGTCTCTTAAAGGTATATTGTATTTAGGTCCTTCTATCCATATATCACCTTGTATATCTTTTGACATAGGTATGGCATATACTGTTTTGCCTCTTAGTTCAGGGTTAAGAACTTTATTGCCTAGTTTAACTGGGACCGCTTTACCAGTTACTTTATAACCTTGTTTTTTCCAAAAGTTTATGTTGTCGTGTTTTTCTGTTCCTTCCTTTTTTCTACCACCTACAGCCATTATCTGTATATCTCTTAATCCTTGTGACCTTTTGTAATTTTCTACTAAATCAGCAAACTTAGAACCAATACCTTTATTTCTGGCTTCTGGCATTAAATATATATCACCTATTCTTTCTTGAGGCAACTTTTTACCGCCAACTTTAGCATTTTCTGCATTTATAAAAAGACCTTTATTGTTTAATAGTTTTCGGACCTGAGCTTCAAAATCTATTCTTTCAATTTTATCACCAGCACCCTTAAATCCTTTAACATTTACATTACCAAACTTTCTAAATCCCATCTGTTTTATACCAGATTCTGGTGCTAATGCGTGTATACCTTTTTTCCTCATAGCTTCTTGCAACTTTGGTGAAGCTTCAAAGAACATATACTTGCCTAACATAGCTCCATATTTAGCGTTAGGAGACACGATAAAAGATTTGTTGACTCTACCTTCGTTTGTTATACCATTTGACTTATTTAAAGCATATATAAATTCAGGCAATGCAGGTATACCACCATCAAAACCTTCAGGTCTTTCCATATTTTTTCTATCAGCTTTAAAATTATCTTTGTCAATACCTACGCTATCATCCCAAATAACCAAACTGGCTTCATCTTTTTTCTTACCTACAAACTCTAATGGCTCCCAGTCTCTAGGTAACTTATATTCTTTTTTAAATCGTGCTTTAAAAGACTTTAAATATTCGTTAGCTACTCTAGTATTTGTAGTTTGACCAGAGTTAAACCATATCTGAGCTCTTTTATTGTAAGCTTTAGCATCTTTAATAAAACCTTTACTTGATAACATTTTATTAAGCATTGCTGGTATATCTTTTTGTGCTACATTAAAACCGAAGTTATTATGTATGTCGTAGTATATATTATTTATCAAGGAGTCTTTATAATAGTTGTCGTTAACCCCTCTAAATTTTTGTTTATACTTTATACCCATTTTTAATAAATGTTTAGAAAATTTTCCTTTATCAAAGCCATTGTTTTCAAAAGCTTTTTGTATCATATCTAAATCTTTTTGTCTATTAGCAGGGTCTACCATAGGATGTTTTTTAACAAAGTACATTGCCGCTTTATCACCACGACCTCCAGTATAATAATAACCAGCTTGGTCTAAATCTTTAGCTATTTTACTCTTAACCATACGTATAACATTTTTTGCTTTAGCTGGTTTACCATCAGGACCAATAGTTTTATCTAATGCGTTTTGTAATCTTCTTACATCTTTACCAGTAAACCCATATTCCTCACCTTTTCTAACAAAGAAGTCAGCTATCGTATAAAAGTTCTCTTGAGGTTTACCAAGCTTGGTATTTATATTATTAAAAATCTCTTGCATTTTAGGTGGTTCAAATAAAAGTTCTTTCTTCTCTCCTGTAGGACTAACTCCCTTATCTACAAAACCTACTTCACCATCTGCAAAAAATGTCTGTAAAACTAATCTTTTCTTCCTTGTTTGCTCAGCCCAGTTTCTCCACCAGTCTATTTCTTTTTGCTCTATGTTGTTTAGTTTATACTCTTTTTGTATAAAGTCAATCATTTCTTTAACAGCACCATCTTTAGGTCTAGCTATACCTTGTACAGTAGTGTGTAATTCATCCCACTTTTTAGCTATTTTTAAAGACTCTACTAACCTATCAGCCATAGTACTCTTACCAGTTCTTGGAGTAATGTATTTATCTACATATCCTTTACCTCCAGAAATTTTACCGGGTAAGTTATCAATTTGATTAATGTGCATATCAAGGTCTTGATACTCTTCACTATTAGGATTGTCTTTTATAATATCTTTTACTTTTTTTATATCTGATTTTAATACAGGGTCTATTAGCTCTCCTTCTGGGTTAAGCTCTGCACTATCAATATTTTTCTTAACCATCTCATCCATTGTTTTTTCAATGTCTTTTTGTGTTAAGCCTTCGTTCTTCATAGCTTGATTCTGTAACATTAAAGTAGCCGCTTTAACCTCAGAATCCGCACCAAACCAAGCATCAAAGTCTCTTTTTACAAACTTCTGCATTTCTGGTGTCCAAGTGTCATATTCAGGATGTAGCTCAGGGTCCGGTACTTTACCAAAAGATTCTTCGTAGCCATACTTATTCTTAATAGTGTCGTGTATAGCTTTTCTTGATAATCTTGTTTGTAACGGAGTGTCATTAAAACTAAAAGCGGCACCCATTACATATTCATAGATTTCTTGTTCAAGAGGTAATGGACCATTGTGCTGATATTCCGCTAGTTCTTTAGATACAATACCTGATACAGCCGCTCTAACAGAATAATCAAATAACTGACCACCAGTTAATGTTTTAAGCTTAGGCAATCCAGTAGAGGCGTCTAATTGAGTTGCTTGTAATTTCTTACCAAACCCCGGCATATTACCTAACGCTCTAAAACCACCACCATAAACACCACCCCAACCTACAGCTTCTAAAGCTCTAGGCATACCTTCATCTACTATCCCTCTCCAATCAGATACACCACTAGCTATACCAAGATGAAAAGCTCCTTGTAATACATCACCTATTTTATTTTCAGATGAAAAGATTTTAGCAATACTAGGAGCGTCTCTTTTTAATGTGGGATACGCTTTAGACATTGTTTGAGTAGCTTTGTTTGCTACTCTCATAGGAATTGATTTGTTTCGAGTAAATTTAGCTATAGCTTGTAAAGGCTTTATAAATTTTGAACCCGGTATATAGCCTAAGAAACCTGCTAAACTACCAAGTTGTCTAGCTATTTTTTCTGGAGTAGTGTCAGGTTCGTCATCTCCTTGTATTATATTAGCACTAAAACCTTCACCCCAGCCAGAAGCAAATTGTTTTAAGCTACCCATTATCATATTATCTTGATGTTCTTTAGAACGAGCAAAAGGAATACGATGATATTCTGCGTGTTTTTGCAGGTTCTCTATCTCTTTTTCATTACCTTCCCAAAGAGATGGTTGTAACCTATACTTAACTACAGATTCTCGAGTTTGTTCTTTATTGGCTTTAGGCTCCCAAGGTGCCTTTTGCATTGCCATATTTTAATTTATATCTTCTTTTAATATATTGTAAATGTCGTAAACATCTTTAGCTAAAAAAGCTCCTGTAACTACACTACCTATTCCATAGGTACCTACACTAAATAAAGAACCTAAAGCACCTTTTGCCATTAATCCAGCAAGATAAGCACTTCCTTTTTTCTTTACTATCTTATCCATTATATGCTTAGAACCTTTTTCTTTTACCAAGGTTTGTAATTGTTTAAGCATTCTTGGTGCCATCTCTGCACCCATTGCTGTACCTGCTATTTCACCTACTTCTTCACCGGTATCACCACCAATAGCTCCACCTATGGTTCCCATAGTTAAGCCACCCATTGTTGCCCCTGCTATTCCATATCCAAATAGTTTAAAACCTTTAATTTCTTTATTAGCAATTTTATCAAGTAAGCTATAACCACCTTGTGTTTCAGATATAACTTTAGCTAAGCCTTTTTTAGTAACTCTTTCACCTTTTTGCACCATAGAATTTATAGCATCATCTACTATTTTACCCTGTTTTTGACTCATTTCTCCTGTAGCTACCATAGTTTTAACTTGTGCTTTGTGCATAGCTAACTTTCTTTGAGGTATAACGTGGTCAGCTTCATCAAATAAACTTCCCTGTTTACCACCGCTAAATTTAACATCAGAAGATTTCTCTGGTGTCTTAATTCTTCTTAACTCATTGTTGTTTTGTATTGCTCGTTTTCTTATCTGTTCAGCAGTCATTCTATAAGGACTACCTACTGTCGGAGGTAATACTGAACTTACACCTTGACCCGGAACAACCTGCACAGCTACATTGCCTTTCATTTTAGGAGCTATATTTCTATTCTTTAAATTCTTTATTCTCTTAGCTTCTCTATCAGCACTGAATTTTTTATTATCAGAACCAACTCCTTTACCGCCAGAATCAGAATAGTTTTTCCAAGCGGCTTTAGCTTTAGCTTCTCCCTTGCCACCATACAATATATCTTTTTGCCACTCAGCAAATTCTTTTTTACTTGCATTAGGATTTAACCCTCTCCAAGCTTTACTAGATTCTTTAACGTGATTCTTCCAACTACCAGCATTAGCTACTTTTTTAATAGTTTCAGAAGATAAATTACCACCAAATATTTCTTTTAGAGCACCAAACTTTCCTCTTTTAGCCGCATACATAGCCGCACCAAAAACACCTACACCTGTTCCTACTTTTCCATAGTTTTCTTCCCACCAGTCTCCAACTTTATAGCTCTCATCTACATCGTACAATTCAGCAAGTCTAGAGTAAGTATCATCATCCAACATACCAAACAACTGATTTCTTTCACCATCTTCCATTCCTCTTAATTGTTTGTTAATTAATTCAGGTGCATCTTCACCATACTCATCTATTAACATAGTAAGTTTTCTTGAATTGTTTTTAGCTTCATTTGCTTTACCAACTTCAACAAACTGCTGGAATTGTGCAAAATTACCACCTACTTCAGCTTGATATTTTTTATATAAATCAGCCATTTTTGTTGGGTCACTAAATTTTTGTGATTCTTTTACAAGAGGGTCAGAGCTTTGACTATACAACATATCAGCATTACGATTAAACCAGTCTTCAGATTTTCTGTTAACACCCATAACCCTTTGCTGTTCTTTAAGGTTAGATATCTGATACTTACCCATAGCCTCTTGCATAGCGGCTTGTTTTCTTTGTATAGCTTTTGCCTGTAAATCTTCTTCAGGCATATCCGGGTTTAAGTATCCAGAAATCCTAGCTTGTTTAATCTCAGCCATTAGACTAATCCTCCGTTTTGGTATGCTCTAAGTTTACTTATAAAACCACCTTCTTGGAATTGCTGTAAGTCAGGTCTCATCATTCTATCGTCATATACTGCATCTGGTGGCGGAGGTGGTGGAGTTGCTTCAGGAGCAGGTAAGCCAACAGGTGCTCTATTTGCATTGTCAAAATACTTTTGCATTGCTCCCATAGTTTCTGGACCAAACTTTCCATCAACTGATATTCCACCTAATGCTTTTTGTACAGTCATTAATTGCTCAGGTTTTAAACTTTTTAAGCTATCCATATCTTTAACTTTATCAAGTATAGCGGCAGGTATTACTTTGCCATCTACTCCTTCCATTTCTACCCCACGCTTCCCTACTTCACCATCTTGAATATCTTTACTTACTTGGTCTTGAGGCATATCTGTTTCAGGTAGCTTTATATTATCAGCATCGTTTACATAACCTTGTTGTTTTGGTTTTGTTGCACCATCTTTACCAGTGTGAAATTGTACATCAGATTGTCCCATTGATGAAAAAGGCATATCTTCGTTAGCCATATCTACTACATTACCAGCAAAACTCATACCTTTACCAAGCCTTTGTAATAAACTACCTTTTTCTTTACCACTTGCTAAATCTTCATAAGATGCTTTATTATCAGTAAGTCCTTTGTATCCAGCTTGTAATGCTTTACCTGCCCCAACACCTGCACCAGCTATTCCTTGACCTATGCCAACAAGTCCACTTAAAGAATCTTTACCAAACTCTTTAGCACCTCTACCTATAGTAGTTGCAAGGTCAGCACTTCCTCCTCCAGCGTCTCTTATTTTTCTAGCTTCTGCTTCTCCTATAGGATTGCCTTCACTATCTGTAGAAGACATAATACTTTCTAGTTTACCTGCGGCTACTGGATTATCCATATACCTGTCTTTCATTCCTCCAAGCATATTACTAACACCAGATAGTAGCCCTCCTTCACCTGTTGCCGCTCCAGCCGCTTTACTTGCTAAAGCTGTTTTACCAGCACCTATCAACGAAGGGGCTAAAGCCATAGCTAAACCACCAAGTAAGTATCCCTGCTTACCATCTTTGGTTATATAGCCACCTCGTTGTACGTATTGTTTATAACTATCATCTTTAAAACCTTTAGCCATTCTACCTGCAAATAGTTGAGATTTTAACATTGCTTCTTTTAAAGGAGACTTTCTATTTTTTGGAGCACCTTTTACAGGAACAGGAGCTCTAAGTTTTGCTAGTCTCATATCTTCTTTTTCTTGATTTCTTTTATCAGCTAATTGCGTAGCATTTAATGGTCCGTCACCATACATCTTTTTATAGTCTCTACCCATCTTATCAATACGGGCACTATGACCAAGCTCGTCAAATTCTGCTAACATTTTATCATCAGCTCCAGCAGTTTGCATAACCGCTCTCATATTAAGCATACCCATAAGACCTTGAGTTTTTTCTATACCATCACCACCCATAACTCCTTGGACCATAGCCATAATATTATCTTTTTCTCCATACTTAACAGCGTTATTAGCTTGTTGAAGTATGTCTTCTCTCTTCATACCCGGACCATAATAAGAGTTAGGTGCTGATGCGTATAATTCTTGCCTATCTCGCTCTTGTCTTTCAGCTCTTTCTGCATCAGCTTTTCGTATCATCGTGTTTGTATATAGTTGGTTTCGTCTTTGAATATCTTCACTAGCTATCATATTATCTACGTTAGCTTCAGCTCTTGATTGCATTGTAGCGTTGTTATCCATCATTCTTTTTAAAGCTGGATTAGACCTCATATCGTCTGGGGTATAACCTAACTCATCTACCAAGTAATTAGCTTGAGCCATTTGAGTAGGGTCCATTTGAGGTGGCTGAACAGTGTTGCCTAAGCCTCCTGTTAATTCAGAAAAAGTTATCTTACCTTTATTCATTTTATTAAAAGTTTCAACTCCACCCGGATTATTCATAGCTACATCTCGTATAGCTTCTCTTCCTATATCTCCACCTAGACCTCTAGCTTGGTCAAATTGATTTCTTAAGTTAGCTTCTTGAAGAACTTTCTGGTCCATTTGTTGATTTTGAATCCTTGCTCTTCTGTCTTGCTGTGCATTGTTAACGGGCATACCTGTAAACTTAGCTTGAGCTGGTAAATTTTTAAGGTAATTGTCTGTTAAATTTTTACGTTCGTTTTTCTTATTAAATAATTGATAGTTTCTATCAGCATCACTATGAGAAATAGACTCTACGTTTATAGCGTCTAATCTTTTTAAACCAGATAAATACTTTTCTAAATTTTTATCCGCCATAAAGATACCCTCCCATTCTCATTTTAACTTTTCCTTTATCAAATCTAGGAGCTTTTTCATTATTAATTTCATCAAGATTTTCTTTACCTATGGCATTAACTGCATTTCTATTTAGTACATATTCGCCGGGTTCTAGTTTAGCATCTACTACATCACCGGGCAGTGGGCTGTATTGACCACCTTCTTGATATCTATTCATACCCTGTGCTTTCCTTTCTGCTGATGCTTTTCTTCCAAATTCCCTTCTCATTTCGTCATATCTATCTCTATCTACTTGATTAATTAAATCTTCGTTGCTTTCTTTGAAAATTTTACCTGACCTATGTCTACCATATAAATGCCCTGCTACGCCTAATAAAGCAGGACTAACACCTGTTGCCATACCTAATAAACCTGCACCAAGCTGTCCTTTAACTCCACCCATAAACTTTTCACCTTTCAGTCCTTGGTTGTATCTAAACATATGAAGTAAAAAACTACTGTCATCTGTAGGACCATTACCTACTGGTTTAGGATTTTCTGGGTCTTCTACTTCACCACCTGTATTATATCCTACTGCACCACCTTCTTGTAAAAAAGAACTTGCTCCACCTAAAGCCATTGCAGGGTTACCCATTAGTAATCCACCGCCAATTTTTAAAGCTCCACCAAGCATTGCACCTTTTCTAGCCTGTGCCCTTGCATCAACTTTTTTATTGTACTCTCTAGCAGATTCGCCCATATTAAAACCTGATTGTGCAATCTGACCTTGATTAGCTAAGACACCGCCCATTGTTCCAAGTGCACTTTCTTGCTGTTGAAACATTCCTTTTTGATATTGGTCCATAACTCCAGACTGAGCTTTTCTTGCCATATCTTGTTGTTGGAAAGCCATTGCCGCCGCTGGAGCACCACCCGCACTAGCCGCTCCTCTTTGTGCTAACCTAGCTGATTCAGCCGCATTGTCAGCACTACTACTTTCCATCATTGCTAATCTAGAACGATTTAACTCACTATTAACATCCATTTGTTGCTCAGCAATACCCATCATTTTTTCGTAACCAGTATTGGTACCTGCCATTGCTTTATTATAACGACCTTGCTGTGCTTCAATGTCTATAGCATCTTGCTTACCAGACTTTTTATCTATCCAATCACTTAACCAACTCATATCTATACCTTATGTATCTATTTAATATAACTATTTTTTAAATTCAAAACCACTCACAGATGAATTACTTGACCTTATCCAACCCTTAACGCTTTTTATCTCCACATAAGGCGTATCTTTATCTATAATTACTCTTATAGAACCAACTTTACCACTACTAGATGTTTTATCTTCACCCTGTATTAGCTCTTTTAACTCATCAATTTTGTTTGTTACTTCTTGCCCAAAAAACTTATCAGTATCACCTTTAAATATTCCAGAAGGTTTACCAATAGCTTTTGATTTTTTAATAATCTTTTTAATTTTCATTATTTAGGTCTCTTAGGTTTGTAAATTACCGATGTTGCTTTAGCTCTGACATCACGATTAGTATTACTACCAGCTATCTTTAACTTTACCCAATGCAGTTTCCCATTATCTACATTAGCTAATTTAATAGCTGTATTAGTACTGCCAGAAAAACTACTACTTACATCTTGACCACTTTGCCAAGCTGAATTGTTTTCTGGAACTTTGTATTGTAAACTAATATTAGCTCTGTCAGAGCCTTCTACTTTTATGTTCCTGACTTTCTTGTCAACCATAGTCTCACCCATACCCAGTTTCTTTGAGTGCCACTCCCAATCGGCTCTTTCACTAGTCCTACTTAAATATTTTTGTATCTTGTTATTATCTAATAATAATACAGTATGTCCATCTTTTGTTAATAATGTGTCTTTTACTTTTCCATCAGTTTGCCAAAGGTCCCATCTCCTTTTACCAAGTGAATATGCCCAGCATAAGTTATATGCAGTACCGCTTATTGTTCTTGTAAAAAATAATAGTATTGATTTTCTTTTAGCATCATAACCAAATCTTACATTGTCTTTTTCTTCGTTAGTTAAATTTAACCAACCGTAATCATCTACATTTAATATTGGTCCTCCTATAGGACTAACTTGAGGTGTAGATATATAAATATTTCTGTAATCTGCCCATATAAACCCAGCATCAGTAACCATTTTAGTTTGAGTGTTTATACAACCAATACCCTCTACAGTATCTTCAGTATATAAAGTTTCAGGATTTACCATAGCCATTTGATTATTACTAAAAGCAAAAAGTTTACCTTGAAAACCCTGTAAAGCTATAGGTACAAAAGGTAGTTGTAAAAAATCTTTAGACCAATCAAATACAGAATACTTAGCAGGTTGAGACCTGAATACATAATTACTAGCATCTTCTACCTCTGAGTGGCTACAATTACCAACAAACATATACCCATTAAGCTGAGCATTACAGCTATAATTTATATGTAGATTGTACATATTCTCACTAAGTCCATTAATAGCTTCGTATGTAGCTTCAGCGTCTCCTGTGTCAATTACATCAAACTCAAAATAACCTGTAGTTGCATTCCATCCAAAAGATTTTAAAGAAACTTCTTGTATAAATCTATATTGACTTTGTGGGTCAGTAGAACCATCTGTAAGAGATATAGCTCTATAAACTGCAACTCCTGTAACCCTAGATGGTATTTCAAATCCACCTTTAATTTGTACAGTTACTTTTAAATGTGTTCCAACATCCTTAGCACTTGCTAATTCAACAGCAGGGTCTCCTCCATCAGTTGTCTCATCATCAGGGTCATTATCATCACCAGCAGGACCTGCCGATGTTGTAGATATAAATGCAGTTTCTTGATATCCATCTAATACTAAAGAGGCTCTATAAAAAGCAGTGTTAACTCCTAGTGGTCCAGCCCAATCAGTTCCTGTCACTGTTACTGGTGTAGTTATGTTAAAATAATTACCACCACCTGAACTAAATAAATTAGTAGTAGTCCCTCCATTCCTAGCTATCATTTTAAAAAAAGCTATATCTTGAAAAGCATCATTTTTTACAGCGTAAGCATAATCAGCTACATCATCATTTGGATGCCATACAGTAGTAGCTCCATCTTTCCAATCTGTACTAGGTGCCCACCAATTAGTCTCTGTTAATCTGTAACCATTTTTATCGTCTCCAGTAGAACCAATTATAGGAAGGTATTGAGTTTTCTGTGCTAAATCAGCATTAGCATTAGTTCCAGTACTAATCGCATAGAAATAAGTAGAACTTTGCTTATAGTCTGTTACATAGTCAGGTTGAGCTAAACCTTTTTCCCAAGAAGTATAAGCATTATACGGATGGTCAGTAGTTTGCTTGTTCCAATCGTTTGGAAATATATCTACAGTAGGATGAGAACCAGTTGTAGTTTGTAAATTCATAGGTCTAGAAGCTTCATCTCCAAATCTATACAAGCCGTATTGCCTATTCCCTCTTCTTATGTAAGTCATAACAGCTCTTCTTCGAAGAGTGCCTTCTGTTAAAATATTGAACCTTCCGTTTAAACCAAACAATGGCTCATTGCTAGGACAAGCATCTAAATTTAGGCTTCCTATAGTGCTATCTTGATAAGGTGTAAGCTCACTTATATTAGCGTTGTCAGCTACGTTAGGTAAATTGCTTTTTAGTTGCACTGATAACTCTCTACTATCTTCCCAATCTACAGTGTGACTTAACATCTTAAACACTTGAGGTCCTTCAACAGTGCTTATAGGTATAAAGTTTGTTACCCATCTTAAAGGTCTGGCTTCTTGTTTTTTTAGGTAATCATTTACGACTACTTTTGCATCTGATTCTGAAACCTCTCCGTCTCTTCCATCAAGATATACTGGACCAAATAAATCAGCATAATGATAACCTGTATGACTTGCCGCTTCCCATTGCGTAATTACTTGTTCTGCATAACTTGCTGTATAGGCACCGCCTAAAATTCCACTACCTTGATTAGCGTATATAGGTGATGTAAACTCACAGGTATATCCTATTATAGGATTTTGACCTTGGTTATCATATCCACAAAACTCTAAAGAATGTAAATTAGGTACGTTTTCAATACCCCATAAGCCTCTTGGTAAAGCACCAGCATCTATAGATACAAATTGAAATTTTTTAATTTTATCGTCTAAAGGATTGTTTGGTTGACTAGCACCCCAAGTACCATAAACACTTACTGCGTCTACAGTATCTAATGTACTATTATCTCCGTTAACAAAAACCCAGTACCATCCCGGAGGTCTACTATATTGCTGACCATCAAGAGCGTCATAAGGTTGCATATTCTGCCAGTTTTCTGAATCTCCAACTTGACCTGAAGTAGATACAGTGTTTGGAGTTATGTTGTCCCAACTACCGGTTGCTACATTACCTTGTAAATAATCAGAGCCTACATCCATAGATGTTTTCCAAAGCCACTCATAAGAAGGATAATAAGAATCACTCCAATGAGCGTAGCAATCTCTAGCACCACTTATAACAAGAGTCCAATTAGTTCCTCCTGATATAGCTGAACTATAACTACTATGTCCCGGAGCTTTGTCGGGTATTAAAAGAATATCGTGTATTTTAGTTAACCCAGAATTATTTGAATCACCACTTCCACCAGCGTGAGAAACTGGATTGGTTATTCCGATAGTACAAATTCTATTAGGTGATTGCCCTACTAAAGTACCACTTCCAGAAGTATTAAGGTCGTATATGTCTACTTCAGCTATATATAAAGATGTATTAGTAGACTCCCTTACAATCATAAAGCCATCTGTATATTTATTACTATCAAAGATTCCTAAATATTTTTTAACAATGTAAGGTTGAGATTCAACAGTAACTTCAAATTGTCTATCAAGATTTCGATTATATACAAAAAATTTATTAGTATCTGTATCTTCTTTTAACCCAACAATAATTCTTGCATTTTTAGTAGCCTCTCCACCACCGCCTCTTAAAGCTATTGATTTATAAAAAGCATTTCTATCTGGAGTTTCTATAGAAGAAACAAGTACATCCATAGCTGGTTGAGATTTTAATTGCAACTCAGGTGTTTCTCCTGACATCCCTCCATTTTTATTATAACCAAGCCATCTAGCAGGTCTGTCTTTTCCCTTAGCTACATATATTTCTTTATTCTTAGTTTCAAAATCTAATCTACTATTAGATACAGGTCCTATATTAGTTTGAGCATTTAATATAGTAGGATTTTCTCCATCAATATTTTCAACAACACTTACATTTCCTGTGCCGTCAATAGCTAATAGATTTCTACTATCATCTATATCAATACCTTGTAAGTATTCTAAGTCACTACCTAAGTTTTCAAAAGTGTAATCTGCATAAGCAATAAAACACCACTTATCTCCTGTGGTATAAGTACTAGCATTATCTCTAGTAAACATTACACTAATTCCATTTCGTAGTGTATAGTTAGTATTTACTACTACAGTATCACCATACTCACTAACATCGCCATCCTTATCATACCAAGCTGACCATTCTGTAGCAACTTTTAAATTGCTTTGAGATGTGCCAAATATTGACAATGCAGTACCTGCGTTAGCAAGTGCTAAAGTAGAAGCTACAGAAAAAGTAGTGTCTGTAAGTTTTATAAAATAGTAAGTAAAATTGTTTTGCAATCCTTGTGTGCCCGGATTAGAGGGGCTTGTAAAGATAAAATTACTTAAGCTCACTGTTTGACCAGTTACAATATTATGATTACTAGAAGTAGTAAATTTATTATTTGATATATCGCTTGTAACGTTTGATATTACAGTAGGTGTTTCACCTTTATATCTCCATAACCATTTATTACTAGACCTAACTTTTACTTCAAAATATTCATTTTGAGTACCTGTAAAGTTACCAGTTATAGCTAAGTAACTTTTATTGTTAGGATTAACTGCTCCAGTAAAAGCCATTAGTTAAGCTGATGTTGGTCTGGTTTAGCTGTTGTAACAACTGAAGATGAAGGATAAGAATAAGTAGTAGGTCTATTGTAACTAGTTAATTCTATTGTTGCTGTAAAACCTGTCTTTTTTAAATAGTTACTCTTAGGAACTCCTCTTAACTCCCCACTTGTTAAAGGGTCTATGTTAAGACTATAAGTAGCGGCATTTGTAGGTAGGTCTAATTCATCTTCAGGCGAAGACATTATCCCTCTATCAAAGTTTGCAATTTCAAATATTCTTTTAGGCATATTAATTCCCGTCTATAGTTTTGCCCCAGAGTGAGGTGACACCATCCAATATATTAACAACGTGAACTGTAAATCTATCGTCTGTATAGTAATCAACCACTGCAAAAGCGTGTTGCCAATTAGTTTTTCTATTTCCAAGCCATCCGTTAGCTTCATCTGACATATCCTTTAAACATCCAATACTCCAAGCTGACTTAGGTCCATCAACGTGCGTAACACTAGCCATTTGTAAATCGTGATGATGTCCATACATAACATTACATCCCAACCTTATTAAATGATTTCTTGCGTGTGCTACTCCTGCGTAATGATTTCCGTGATAAAAATGTAGATGACCTATCTTTAAGTATTTCCCGTTTGGATAATACTCGTATCCTCTTTTTTCTAAGAGCAAAGCTTCTTTTACGGAAAGCCCTTGAAGATACGGATTCTCTTCTGAGAAGGAGTTTAGCCATTGTTCGTGATTCCCTTCAACAAAATATCTTTCTTTACAGTTAGCATAATCAAGTGCTTCGTCAATTTGGTCCATTCCTTTATTGACGTTCTTAATGTCTTCGTAGACCCTTGGTAATTGATACTCCAAAGGGGGGCGTTTCTTTTTCTTCCACTGGAAATGGCTGACGGAACCCCACTCTCCTGTGTCTCCCAAGTCAACATAAAAATCTGGTTTAACTCTTTTAATCGCTTCACAAACAACATTAATTGCTGGTTGGTCGTGAAGAGGGAAGTGCTTATCTGGTGTAACAATTCCTCTTTTAACAACTTTTTCATCTAATTTGGTAGTTCTTCGCATATGTTTTCTAGACCTCCTAAATCTATCCATAACTCGGATGCTATTTTTAAGTACTTCATTGTTGTAACTTTTGTGTATTTAAGGTATCTTTCTTCACATCGGTTACACTCCCAATATAAGACACCCTTCTTAGCTCCAATTAATTCTATGCCTACAATATGTGTATGACCACAGCAATTACATTCTTCAGGAGCTTGTTTAAATCGTTTAGTTCCTCTGAACTCTAATTTATCAAAAATCTTTTTAGGTGTATTTTTATTAGACAGATGTCGCTCTTCTATACCAACCATACCAATATTTACCTAATTTAGGTTTTCTGTTTACCAAGTCTGCGTAGTACTTAACCCTATAGCTACGTAGCCTTTCTGGCTCTAAACCTGACTTAAGGGCATTACTTATCGTCTTTGGTCCAATACCGCCATCTACCTCTGTTTTTACGCCTTTAGCACTAATAGCTTCTTGTAGTATCTTTACGGCTCTTGACTTTCCCATATTAACTACCATATCAAAATAAATCATTCGCAATTCTTCAGGTACTTTAGATACTTTGGCTTTTAACCAATAGTCTTTAAAGTAAATATCAGATGCGTCTTTTTCAGTAAGGTCTTTAATATTAAGAAAAGGATAAGCTTTTTTACTTATCCCATACTTAGTCTCACCACCCGGGTCAACAGGGTCGTTTACATATCCACCTTCGTGCTTTAATATAATTCTTACGGCATCATCAAACTTTGTTATTTGCATTTGCAATTCCACTTACGTAGAGCTTTGTTTATTCTGCTATCAGGGTCTCTAGCTGTTTTAGCACTTGTTAGTCTTTTTTTCATACCACACATTCTAGCACAAAAACTAGCTCTTCTTGCCTTAGCTTTTCCTTTTGGATTTTTTTGAGTGACAGGGGCTTTTAAATTCCCTTTTTTATAAGAAGCTCTTCCTTTAGCGTTCAAACCACCGCTTTCAGATTTACCTTCTTTTCTAGTCCACGCTTCTGCCATTATCTTTTTATCCTTTTAACTTTTCCATTATGTGTTCTTGCATAAATATAATTCTTAGTTTTTCTTATTATAGTACCAGAATATCTTTTACCGCCCCACATCCAGCTTACTTTAGCCATTACTTTTTAAACATTCCCTCAATAATATCAGTTACTACATCAACACATTTCTCAAAAAAAATCTGTTCTTTGTCTTCTGATACGAAAGGTATATCAATCTTTTTATTAATAGCAGTTGCAATTTTAGAAGCCATATCTTCGCTTCCTAACTCATCCATCATTTTATCTTTCATAGCGTCAGCTTGTTTTTCAGCTAACTCTAACATCATTCCTTTTATATCCATTACTTACTCTCCTTTATTCTCTTTGTTTTTAAATATAAATAATAAATTTGTACTCCAAACATAACACACATCAGTATACCTGATAATACATCTGTCCAATAAACAAACCCTAAGCTTGTTGTCATCCCGGTTACTCTTAAACTGTCCATCATTTATGTCCGTTTACTCTTGATAAAGAGCCCTTTATTTCTGATAGTTGATTGTCAGCATCGTTTATCTCTTTTGTAATGGCATCAAACTTTCTATCAAGCTTGTCATCTGATTTATTCCACCTAGCTATAAGTTTAATAATCATACCTTCCATATTCTCAAGAGTTTCACTTTGCCCTCTATTTTCGATTTTCAAAGTTTCTAACGCCTCAGCCTGTTCGGTTGCTCGTCTATTCATACTATATACCATATAAACAAACATAGCTCCGACTACGCCTATCATTCCCGCTTCTGAATATACCGCTAAAAAGTCCATAAGTGCCTATTTTATTTCCTCTTCTTACCCCATTTAAGTGGATTGAGTTCAAGTGATTGTTTATACCACTTATGAATTTCATCCATTTCCGCTTCGTGTTTACTTTCTAATTTACTGACTCTAAGATTA